AATCTCTGCTGAGAAGTGAGACCACTCAATTGCTTTTCTCTTGCAGCAGTATTTGCTTTATAATAATCTTGAGATTTAAATGCAGGACTACCGCCCATATTTCTTGCCTTTGCAAATGCAGCATCACGATAACCAGAAAATTTAGATTTATATGGAGTATATCCCATTCCAGGTTTAGAACCTATTGCAGTGGGTGTAGTTGGTGTAGTAATTGTTGGTTTATAGTTTTGCTTGAATTTACTAAGGGTTAAATCACCAAAAGCTGCTTGTTCATAAAGAGGATGACTTTGATCTTTCAAGATCTTCATATACTCAGATCTTGCCTCTTTTGAAGAATCTCTTCTTTGTTGTCCTCTTTTTAATATAGCATTTCTTTCTGCATTATCTCTAGCAATTCTTCTTTGTTGTTCTGGAGTTAATCTGCCACTACCAACTCCAGTTGATGCACTAATAGAACTAACAAGACCTTGAGCACTTGATGAAACACTTTTTGCTATATTATCAGCAGAAATAGATGTTGATTTGGGATCAAATTTAACTCCAGGAATTCTAACTCCATTTACTGATGTGTAGTTTATATTTCCTTGAGTTCGTGCTCTTTCTCTTAATTGTCTAACATAAGGACTTTCAACATAAGTTGGTTTTCTACTTTTCTTTGCCTCTGCAGCAGCATCTTCTTGTGCTAAAGATGCTTTTCTTCTAGCACTTTCCCTATCATATGCACCAGCACCGTGTTTTGCATCATACTTCTGGCGCAATTCATCAACACCACCAATTAATCCACCACCAGCAGCGTGAGGAATACCACGAATAATTTTTGGTTGATTTGTTCCGCCACCAGCAGCGTTCATCGCTTCAAGAGCATTCACTCCAAATTTTTGAACTGCTCCGCGAGACATTACAAACTCACCATCAGTAAGCATCGCAGGGACTCTATCAATTCCCTTCTGACCAGAAACAACACCACTCATTCCTTGCATCAAACTTGCAAGACCACCAGATCCAAAGAATGATGTGAATGGGTTTATCTTAGAACCAATACCCGATGTTGCTGAAGAAAATAGATCTTTTATGCTTGCAAATCCACCAGTATATGCGCCAAGAGCAGGAACTGCTGGTGCTTCTGGAACATCAACCTGTGGTGCATTTCCACCACCCATCATCTTATCAACCGCAATTCCAGTTGCTACTGTTGCTCCAGCAGCAATCGCACCCTTAAGAAGGAATCCCTTTACTCCACCAAGTTTTCCACCACCAGCAAATACTGAAGCAATACCTTTTCTCTTTAGTATCTGTCCAGTTAATATTGCCTTAGTTAATCTTGCAGCAACAACAACCAGTCTTGCAGTAACACCTACTGCAATACCAGCAACTTTTCTAACTATCCTACCAAAACCAGTACCAAATAAAATATAACCAGCAACAAGAGATGGCCACCAATCACTCAAGAACCGCATAATAGAGCGGATCTTTCCTCTATTATTTTCGTCAGCAAACCAATTTAATAATAATATAAGGGCTCTACCAAGAAATATAGTTACAAAAAACTGTATAATTTGATCTAATATACTTTTAACTGGGGCAACAACTGCACTTGCAACATTCTTAACTGTTGCAAAAGATCTTTCTAGTCCTAATTCTATTCCCTTTCGTCTAGTTCTTTCTTGATTTTTTCTAGTTTGTTCAACATCTTTCTTTGTCTGAACATTTTGGTTCGAAAGAAGTTGGATAATATTTGTAAGAGACTTTGATATGTCCTTAAGAAGTGCAGTATCAGCAGGAGAAGCAACAAGTTGTTGTTGGGGAGCAACATTGGCTGCTTGGACAGTTGTTGTCCTACCCATCAATTTTTGTTGATTTACCGCCATTTTGCTCTATCTCAGAATTGTGAGCTTTGTTGTTTTGTTCTTTCCTCTTCAAGATGTTGCTCCAAAAGAGCAACATAAATATCCCTTTCCCAAGGAATCATATTTTCAATTTCCCATAATGAATATTTATGGTACTGAATCAAAGCAAAATTAAGTCTGAAATAGTTTTCAAGGTCCATATGGACCATTCCTACGCGAAAAAAGATGCTAACCCTTCAAGCACAACCTCACTTTCTACCTGAGTTTTTGGATTCACAATTGTAATTTTATGAGAAAGTTTAGGCATTGTTTCAAAGAACTTTTCAATCTGCTTAAACTGAGAAGAATTCATTTGATCTAAAAATTCATTAAGTTCTTTTTTAGTCACATCCGAAGTAGACCAAACTTCATCTTCAGTGTAAATTTTATCAATGCAAGATGCAATAAGATCAAAAGATTGATCCATTGCATTTTCATTTTTAAAATCAAAGTTAGTCTTAATAAACTGTTCTAATGATGGATACTTCATCTCCATCATAATACTAGCATCTACTTTAATTTTATTAGTATGTTCTTCATTCTTTTGAACTTTGATATCATCTAAATTAATGCTTACTGTAGCATTTGTTTCATTATCATCGGGGCAAATAATATTAACTTCTACTTCTTCACCAACAGATTTACCACGAATATTAAGGAACAAATATTCAATATCAAATGTCGGTAAAGTTTCTACCTTAACATCTTTCGTTAAAATACAATTTTTAATAACTGCTTTAATAGCATTAGTAATTTGCTTGTTGTCTTCACTTTCTAAAGCAATTACTAAAAGTTTTTCTTCCTTTACAAGGAAAGGTCTATAACGAATTGTCTTTCCAGTTGAAGGCAATTCAAGTTCATATGTTGGTGTAGCAATCTTAGGTAAAGGCATAATGTCCTATAAAAAAATCAGGTGTGATTATTTAGATGGTATTATCGATTCAGTAATGCTCTCTCCGCAGCAAGAGCAGAATTAAGATCTTGTTGGGTTATTGATCCCACAGTATTACCAGATGCATTTGCAACGGACAGAGGGACTCCTCCAGTATTTAATGCACCAGTGCCCTCAAGTCCAGGAAGATTTAAATTATCTGGAGCAACTCCAAACTGTGCATTATTAAAGGCTGCTTGATTTGCTGGACTTGAAGGATCACCAGTTGCTGAAGAAGATGATCCTTCGTCCGGATGCTTAGGTTCACTACCAATACCAGATGGATATAAAATATATCTAATATAAGAAAAAGATACTGTACATTTTAATAAAGAAGATGAATCATAAGAAACTGGCATAGAAGAAACAGAAATTGGAAAAGCATTAATAAATTCATATTGTAAAAAATTTTTATAATCTCTTTCAAATTTTGTAATTTTTAATCCTTGTTTTGCAATATAAAGATCTGGGTAATTTAATCGGTAATAATAATTTGGAGATACAGAACCCGGTCTACCACTAGGATTTTTTGGATCTGAACCAGTAATACTTTCCCCCACAACATATTTCATCCACACTTCAAAATATCTAATCGGTAAATAATTTTCAGCATCAACATAAAAAGTCATATCAATTCTATCATCATAAATTCTTCTATTTGCATGTCTTACAGTGACTCCATGATAGTCACTAGTAATATCCATAGTTCCAATATTAGATCCAGGCAATGAAGTTTCACTGCACATCAAATTTAAAACTTCTTGCTTAATTCCGGCAAATTGTTGCAATCCATTTGCACTCAAATAGTCTGGATTGTTCTGAAGTCCAGGAGGAAGAGGTATTTCAACTTCATAATGAGAAGTTAGTGCAGGTTGTAGTAATTTTGATTTAATATTATCTACTGACCTTTTGGTAGGCATTTATAAATACTTTTTGACCGTATATATTATGTAGTAAGGATAATGGCAGAAAGTATTAAGAGCATCTATAAATAATATGTAATAGTTAATTCATAATGAAAAAGATTATTAAATTCAATACCAAAAAATTAAATGAGGCATTTAATATTGATTCTCCGCCAGAAATTTTATATGAAGAATATGAAGGTTATTCTGGATATGAAGGTGAGTTAAATCCATTTTATGGAAAGAAGCACTCAGAAGAAACCAAAGAAAAATTAAGACAAATAACATTAGAACTTTGTAAAAATGAATCTTTTAGAATGAGTCGTGCAAACTATGCAGAAAATAACGGAATGTTTGGAAGTGCAAGATTTGGTAATCTAAATCCAATGTGGGGGAAAGTTCACTCCGAAGAAACTAAAGAAAAACAAAGAATCAAAAGAAAAGAATGGTTTAAAAATAATGAAAGTCCAAACAAGGGTAAACCTTGTCCAGAGAGTACAAAGAAGGCAATATCTAATAAAAATAGCAAAGAATATAAATTACTTTCTCCAAAAGGAGAAATTATAGAGATTAAAAACCTCACTAAATTCGCAAAAGATAACAATTTAAGTATTGGGTGTTTACAACACGTTGTTAGTGGAAGAAATAAATCCCATAGAGGTTGGAAGAATGCCACGTAATTCAAAATATCATCAAGGATATTTCCATCCAAGGAACCCAGAAAAATACATCGGAGATCCCAAAAACATAATATATCGTAGTGGATGGGAACTTAAATTTATGCAATGGTGCGATAGATCTCCTAATATTTTAAAATATGGTTCAGAAGAATTTTGCATTCCTTATTATAATCCAGTAAAGCAAAGAGTTTGTAGATATTTTCCGGACTTTATTATTGAAGTATTAGAAAATAATGGAAAAATTCAAAAGTATGTTATTGAAATAAAACCAAAAAAACAGACTATTCCACCAACACAAGGAAAAAAGAAAACAAAAACATACATTAATGAAGTAAATACATATGCTGTTAATCAATCCAAATGGAACTCTATTCAAGAATGGTGTGAAGATAGAATGATTAAATTCCGCATAATCACGGAATCCGAGTTGGGGATTAAGTAATGGCAGAAGGATTTGGGCAATATATTCAAAATGTTCCTCCAAGAATGAGAGAATTGAGAAAAAGAATTCTTGCTGCGGAAACAAATGATCCAGAAGATTTAATGATAATTATCATAGATGTTTTAAAAGATGAGGCACTATATCCAGAACCAGGAAAATTTTATACCTTTATATACAATGCAAAAACTCCAGGTCTTGAATATGATCAACACCCATTAATTGCTTGCACATCAATAGAATCGTGGGGATTTAAAGGAATTAATTTTCACTGGAGGCAGTCAAGACATTACACTTGGCCAGAAGTTGCGGGAAAACTA